CCGCCTAAAAATGTTTTCGGAAAAGAAATACCTGCGGAACAACCCAAAACCGTAACACCGCCACCTGCAACGGTAGCACCGCCAAAAACGGCTGGTAGCGTACCGCCACCGCCACCTGCGGCAAGTGTGCCACCTACTGAAACAAAAACGGAAACACCTAAAAAGAAAAGCATAGAAAGTTTATACTAATGATTAAAGTTGAATTTAATACAAAAGATGAATGGTTAGAGGCTCGTAAGGCTTGTTTAACAGGTACGACAGTAAGGGAATATATAGGGGTTCAAAGCCCTTTTCCCCAAAAGTCGCCCGAAGAAATGGCGAAAAGCCCTGCGGTTCAATTTGGGGTAAATTGCGAAACATCAATTTTAACGATTTTCAAGAACTTACCCGAAATCGCAAAACAAACTTTGGTCGTGCCAACTGTCTTGCATACACTCTGGTATTCTGACGAAGACCCAAGAATTGCAGGTAGTTTTGACGCTCTTGCTTGGGAAAACGGAATGGCTGGGTTCTGCGAGTGCAAATCCACAGGGGCAGGGCTTTACAATTTAAGACAAAGGATTATACCAGATACTACTTGGTTGCAGATAATTCACTATTTCTGCGTTGATGATAGCCTACAATTCTGCTATTTAGTTGTTTGTAGTTATCCTCAATGGGGCAACGGTTCAACCAAAATAGATTGGTTAAGGATTTCAAGACAAGAGGTTGCCGACCGCATTGAAAATCTTAAAGGTTGGCACAAATATTTATTAGCAAAAGGGGTTCGGTAAAATGACTTTTGAAGATTATATAAAAGAATGTAAAAGAACTTATGCTTGGCAAGGTTTACCCGATATTGAAGTATGTATGTTATGCATGGGGTTAGCAGGCGAAACAGGCGAAGTTGTTGACTACCTTAAAAAAGTAGGATTTCAAGGACATGAACTAAATAAAGATAAATTAAAATCAGAAATGGGCGACTTGATGTGGTATTTTGCTATGCTTTGCAACTACTTTGGTATAAAATTTGAAGATGTTTTACAATGTAATATAGATAAATTAAAAAAAAGATACCCAAAAGGTTTTAGTGTTCAAAAAAGCAAAGAGAGGGCGGACTTGACTAATGGGAATAATCTATAAGGCTGAAAATCTGGTCACAGGGGAAGTTTATATCGGACAAAGCAAAAAGCCTCTCTGCGAGAAAAAGCGTGACCATGTTTACGAGGCTTTTAAACGGTACGCAACAAATAAATTTCATAAAGCATTGAGAGAGTTTGGCTTAAAGAACTTTGATTGGTCGGTTGTTGATGAATGTAGCGACTATGCCAGACTCTCAAAAATGGAACAGAAATACATCAGGAAATACGATAGTATTAACAATGGCTACAATACACAAATCCGTTATGACGCTAATGCTATTAACAGGATAAACAAAAATAACTATGTAAACAATTTTAAGAAGGAAGGTAAAAATGAAAATTAAATTATTCAAAAAACAGGAAAAGACAAAATGGGTAGGCATACATACATATAATTGGGGTACGACCGATTATATGGTGTTTGCGAGATTAAACAAAACGACAGGGTTATTGGACTTTAAAACAAAAGTAATGGCAAACGGTGTTTACGGAAGACTCGCCAAAGATATACCTTTGAATGCTGGAATGCAACTATCTAAACTATTTCAATAAGGTTGTGCAAACCTATCGTAAAATTATGATATAATGGAATTATAGAAAAGGAAAGACAAAATGGCAAAACGAGATAATCCGAGCATACGATACACCTTTTTATCTTTTAAAGATTTAAAAGAGATAGACAGAGGCAAATATATAGAACCGTCTTGGACTTGCACAAAAGATATGATTTTGCATTCAATATCGGTCGGGGCTATAAATGACATCTACAAATTTAAACACCCAAACAAGAAAATCGGCTATTGCTTTTGTATCGGCGGATATAATACACAAACTAAAACTTGGCATTCTTTCGTTGTTTACGACACAAAAGGTTGTATCAAAAAGGGAAATCTTTATACGATTATGGATTTCTTTGAAATTGACTCTACCGACAACTATTATAATGTTTCAAATATAGACGGAAAGCCAGAGTTATTTTTAAAGATTTACAAGGCAAATGTTTTGGTTAATACAAAGCAATTCACAAAGGGTTTAACAACACAAGAACTTGCAGATTACACTCTTGATGAGGCACTTAACGGCTCTGAATGGGCTAAAAATGTCCTTAAAAAGCCCGATAATCCTATCAAGATAGTTTGCAAAAGAGAAGGTATTACAAGACCGCAACTTGCAAGGAAAATCGGGGTTAAACTTACTTTATTAGAAAACTATGTAAGCAGAGGCACTTGCTCGGCTTGGCTAGTTGCGAATCTGCGAGAATACTACAATTATATTTAAAAGGCAAATTATGGCTAAAATACAAGATTTGACAGGTAAAAAGTTTAATAGACTAACTGTTATTACAAGAGCGGATAACACATCATCTGGTATGACTTGTTGGGTTTGTAAGTGCGACTGTGGAAAACAAAAAATAGTTGCAGGTAAACACTTAAAATCTGGTAAAATTAAATCTTGTGGTTGTTATAACCATGACGCTTTGATAAAACGCAATACAAAACATGGCTTAACTAATACCAGATTATTTCGTATTTGGGGCAATATGAAAGATAGATGTTATAACCCAAATAAAAGCAACTATTGTTATTATGGTGGTCGAGGCATAGTAATTTGTGAAGAATGGTTAGATAATTTTGAAAACTTTTATAATTGGGCTATGTCTAATGGCTATAAATCCCATTTAAGTATTGATAGGATAAACAGTAATGGCAATTATGAACCTGCAAATTGCCGCTGGATAACCCAAAAAGAACAAAATAATAATAGACGAGATAATAAGATTATAACATTCAATGGTGAAACACATACCATTTCAGAATGGGCGGATAAACTTAAAATAAATAAACACAGTTTAGCAACTGCAATATACCGTGATAAAAGAGATTTTAAAGAGGCAGTACAAAGGTTAGGTGGAACATGGATATAGATTTTGAAGAAAACCCAATAACTCTTGACGAGGTTACTTCTATATTAGGACAACCATTAAGAAAAAGAGGGGATAATTACGAATGGAAATGTCCTGCTTGTCCTAACGGCGACAAGGCTGGTGACAATTTAAAATTTAGTGAAACAAAACACATCATAAAGTGTTTTGCGTGTGATTTCGGGCAAGAAGTAACGGCTATTATTGCTCGCAGACGATTTGAAAAGGCACAAGGGAACGAAGAAGACACCCCAAAATCTTACGAGTTTGAGCGTAAAGCCCCGACTGTATCAGATGTGCCAGAACCACCAAAGGTTAAAGAGATACCGCAAAATAAATTGTCGGTTTATTATTGGTCTTGTCATGTGGCTCTTATGCAACGCAGAGATATTTTGAAAAAGATGTGGGAAAAGCACACGATATTACCAAGAACTGCGACCGAGTGTATGATAGGTTATGACCCGAAAAAGGATATGCTCGTATTTCCGTCAACGGCTATCGGGGCAGACCCGACACAAGCAAGAATGATTGAATGCGAGGATAACGGAGCGGAATATCGTGAGTATGAGGGTGAAAAGAAGGTTAGACGCATAAGCGGTTATGAACCGAGAATTTGCAGGGTTTGGAATGACTTTGGCGGATTTACAATGTGTGGCATTCTTTGTGAGGGTTATAAAGACGCTTACAATCTTTATCAACTACTCAAAATGATTGACCCCGAAAGATTATCATATACGGCTATTTTCACAGTTCAAAACGGCACAAATAGCATAAATACAAACGGTTGCTTACAAAAGGTTAATTGGAAACGCTTTGACGAAATGGGTATTTTAATGGATAACGATACGGCTGGCGACCACGCAACCGAAGTAGCCCAAGACCTGTTTCCGAAATTTGTTGATTTAAGACCAAAATATTTAAACGGTCTTAATGATGTTCAAAAGGTCTTCAAGGAAAATTACGCAGACCAAGTTGACATAGACAGGGCTATAAATGCCGATTGGATTAAAGATTACGATAAGGAAGAAATACTATGGAAATTTTAACTAAAAAAGACAATAAAGAAATCATCAAAACCCCTGTTTGCCCTCATTGTGGCGAACCTATGCTATGGTTTCAATTTTGTTTGCCATATTGTGACTATGTTTGCGTACCTTGCGGTGACGGTGTGGGAATGATGAAAGCTGACAAAGAGAGAGAATACCCAGCAGAAGAAATAAATGTTTTGCGTGAAAAGTATGCGGCAGATTTGCATAAAAGGTCATACGAAACGGCAAAGGCTGGTGGCGGCAGGTGTAGCACTTGCGGAACTAATTTTAATTGTGAAAAATGCAGAGAGGCAGAGAGTCATGAATATCAGTATTGGGGCAAGGGTAAGCAGACCCGATAAACCAAGTTGTTTTTGCCCTGCTTGCACGGTTGCAGAATGTAGAATGAAAAAAGAAGGGAAAAGAAAAATGGAAAAATTTAAAGAAGGTTTAATGTATGTGGCTTGCATAATTTTACCACCTATTATGTTGGCATTATTTATTTTTAGCATGGCGGCTATTATGAGTTGGGGATTTCATAATATCGGAACAAAAGAAGACCAAACCCAAGTAAAACAAGATGTACAGACAGTTCAAAAGGCTGGCAAAAAAGTTTGGTCAAAGTTTGAGAATTGGGCTAATGAAGAATAAACAGTATAGTTATAGACCGAAAGAATTTTGGGAAACGAGAGCGAGGGATTTGCCTCTGACTCTTGAATATCTTAAAACGAGAGTAAGCAAAGAGTTTGGAAAGCAAAAATGGATTGCTTTTTGTGAAACATTGATTGGTGAGGGCTTTTCACTCTCTTTGTATGAGGCAAAGAAAACTTACAGTAAATACATCACGGTTCGTGATGATATGCAACCGTTAAAGCCTTTTAGGGTAAGGTTTAGCAACCATAAACCTGCTTTTAAAAAGGAAAACCAGAAAGATTGTGACTTTTATGTCGGGGTCGGTAACAATGGTGTATATACAACAGAAGACGCACTCAAAGCGGTTAGAAAATTCTTTGAGTTCAAAGGGGGTAAAATTGAGTATGTTAATAGAAATGTTTCATAATTTTATAGCCTTCATTTTTATTGTGGCTCAATCGTTAGCAATCACTTTTATCATATTGGTTGTAGTCGGTTGTATTATAAGCAGGTATAGGGCTAATAAGGTTATATTAGTTGACTTTGACTCTTTGGTTGATATTAAACCAATTAAGCAGAGAGAGAGGATTTGGTACGACAATCACCCAGAAGACCGTGCCGATAGCCTTAAATATATGGTCGCTCATATATCAGAGCAAACGGTCATAGCAAACCAAATACTAAAATGCCGACTCTGGCAAGGCATGGGTTATAAAATGATTTATGTAAGCAATAGGCACGAAAGATTACGCATACCGACCGCAAGCATTTTAAATGAATGGGATTTAAAAGGCGAACTCTATTGCTCTGGCAACCAATACTACAAAGAATGCGAAATGAAAGATTTGTCTAGAAAATATAAAATTGCTGGTGTAATTACAACAGAAGACGAAGACGGTCGCAAATTTGCAGAAGTTATGTTGGGAAGTAAGAGGTTATAATGACAAAAGAAATCTAAAATATTTATGAGTGTCAATGTTACACTAAAAACGAAAACTTAAACAAGACTTGCGAGGGCAAGACCAGATGTGTAATTTATTATGATGAATATTGTTATAAATTTAAAAGACACACACAAACCCTAAAACCATGACCATATCACAAATCATTTAAAATCCCAAGCGAAATTGACCGCTATGGGATTTTTCTTATGGGTTAGGTATAATTTATCCTAAAAATATAAAACCCCCCTTAAATGACCTGCAAATGACCTCTCGTTGAATAAAAGAAAAATGCACCAGAGCAATAGTGCATTTAATAACTTACTACAATTTTTAAGCGCAAAAATGAAAAATGATTTCTTTTCACTCTCTTTAATACTATATCACACTTTTAACTCGATTGCAATAAAAAAGGTTGCTTTTTGTAGCAACCTTGAAATCCCGAAATTAAGAGTAAATAGATGAAAATAGCATGTTAGGTTATTAAGATTTCTTGAAATATATCGTCTATTGCTGGCATTTTCCTTACTTTTCTTAAAGCCCAGCCAGCGTTTAAATATACTGCACCGCCCATAATGTTTGCTTTTGCGGCTGGCACACCTGTTTTAATTAGCATTTCTTTAAAGAGTCGGTTATTTTCCGAAAACGATACATCAATAGTTGACAAATATTCTTTCGGAATGTCCTCGCAAACCATAACCAGAACCTCTGTATCGCCGTCATATTTACCAGCGTCTTTAAGAGCCTTTAAGAATTTACGCTCTCTTTCGGTAGCCTTCTCGTTTAGATGTAGCAAGCCTCTTTCAAGCAAGTCGTCTTCATCAAGATTTGAGATAATCAACTTATGGTATGCACAACCAATGTCGTGAATGTGACTTGCCCTAATATCAACAAAAGTATTGTTTATAAAGGTTATATTGTCTGTAAACAGGTAACGAGGGGCTATGACCGTGCCGTTAGCCGTTGCAAACACTTCATTGTCTATGAGGCAAAACTTATTAGTATCGCCTATTTGTTGAATACGACTCTTATAAGTCAATGGTTTGTAAATCGTTAAACACATCTTGTAAATTCCAATGCAAAATATCCCTTACTATTCTTACCCCAAACTCTGTCAGCCGTTGTATTGATAGCCCAAACTGTCAATATCTCGCCTTTGTGAGCCTGTCCGACAACGCTACCGCCGACACTTGGATTTTCCCTTATGTTCAAAGTGTCGCATAAAACGACCACATCATATGGCAATTTATCTTGTTCTGGCACTTCAAAAGCAAAAGGTTTAAAGATTTGCGGCACAATCTTGGCTGGATTTGATGCATAAAGCGGTCGCCAATCGTCACGGATAAAATCAGAACATAAATGCCCTTGACCGTCTGCAATTTCTATATGTCCGTAAGGGTGAGCGGTTTGCCTATCCCAAACAACCAAAGAACCAGCAGGTAGGTTATGAGTGTTATTACTTACACCTGCAAATTCCCAATATTTTTTCGTTGCACACTTCAACGGCACAAGCCAATGATAAGCATGCCCTCTGTATTTTGACGCAACCGCCTCGCCCAATACCGCCGAGAATGCGTCACCAACGGCTAATGCACATTTACCTGTTGACTTTTTATTCCCCATTTTTTGAGCGATTTTGTAAGCAGTTTGTCCTAATGCCTCACCAAATAACATTATTTACCCCCTATATTATCATCAAACTTTTTCTTATGTTTCATAAAATCCTTTTTATCATCTTTACTCATAGAGTCAACATATTTTGCGGCTATATCAAGTGCTTTATTTGCCTCTTGAATAGCTTTTGTGGTACGTTTAACGGCTTTATTTACCGTGCTTTCTGACTGTTTTTCAATAGCCGTATTTTTTGTTTTTGCAACTTGCTCAAACATATTGCAAAATGCTTGTAATGCCGCACTAATTGTCATCTTCAACCTCGTCTCCGTTTTCTTCCTCATAGTCTTCGTGATGATATTCGCCGTCAAAGGTTTGACTCAAAAACTTTTCAACTTGCCCCAAAAACCATTCTGCAAGCAAGTCAAACAAGCGTGAGCCAAGATAGCCAGATGTAATTCCGACCGCTATAAGAAAACCGCTTGTATTCGTCTTTTGCATAACAATAAAACAAACTATAATAGCCACCATAATTGATGTTACAACCATGCTCGCATAAGATTTTAAAGAGTAAGTTTTGCTATGTGTATGCAAATAGCGAGCTGTACCACCAAGCAATCCTAAAAAACCAAATATAAAAAAGTGTATTAAATCCTCAATCTTAAAGTTCATAATAACCCCCTTCTCGGTTATGACATTTTGTATAAATGTGTCTAACAATCATGCTGTGTATGAATACAAAAGGGATTATAATTAAGAAAAAGACACCAAGATTGATTAAAACAAATGCCGAGTGCGTGATATGGTGGTAAACTTCTATAAACCAATTTACCATAAGACAAAATGGCAACCATTTATATATTTCAAATATTTTTTCTCTAATTTTCATGATTTACTTTCACTTTTTATTTCTTTATATACCTTATTATTATCAAAGAGCCTTAGTATAGATTTAATCCATTTATTCTTTTTGGTAACATAATATAGCTTATGCATTATATCGCCAGTTACTTTGTTTTCTGAAATGTATACATCATAATCATAATCACGCATAGATTTTCCATGAATACATTTTCCATAAGAAGTTAATTTGACATATTGAACATAAGAATTTTTATTTTTAAAATTAGTTTGCGTAGGAGCAATTTTCATTATTCTACTTCCTTTATTGGTAGTTGTTTGTGCTCAAACAGATAATCCATATCCTGTGAAGTGTAACCTAAAAGCAATCCAACCATATCTACAATTCTGTTGCCGTTTTTATCTACAGCGCCACGGTAGAAGTTGTTTGCTCTAAATTCAATAGCTAACCCCTTTAAGTCTATTGTGGGCGCTTGTTCAGCTATTAAGGCTTTTAAATCATCAAAGTCCATATGAAGGTCTGAATAATATAAAGCACGTTCAACATCAGATGGTGTGAGCGTAAGATTATCCAACCTCTGTCTTTCTTTTTCCGCTTCTTCTTGTTCATAATTAGGATTTAAAATTAAACCCTTAACTGTAATCGTTTCTTTATGAGTTTGTTGCTTATGCTTAATAACAGTAATATTATGAGAACCTATCGGATTTCCTTCATCATCATAGTCAATAACTGTTTCAGTATCTTCATACTCAATCATTATTGGATTGCCGTCCTCGTCATAATCTGGTACATCAATTTCTTTTTCAATATCCCCAACTATAACTTTATTCGGATGTGCTTGTAATTCTTTCATAGTAATTATATTTGTTTGCAGACAAGTTTTATCGTATTCATACTCTGCATAATCATATAATTTATTTTCTTTAATTCTATAGTATAACATTATGCTTCTCCTTTACATGGTATAAAATTAAACGCAGATATAACGCCACCATTATCTATAAGTTGATAACTATCTCCAATATCCACAGGAACAAGACAACCAAAACCGCCAGAATCATCAGCTCCACTTGCTTCGCAATATGCAACTGCATAACCATTTATGTGTAATGCCATAGGAGGCTGAACAGTTGAAACAACGGCTTCTATCCAACCTCTTTGAGTAGCGGTATATAAGGTGCTTGCAGTTTTTGCAACTATCCTACTCCAATCTGGCATACCCCAAGCAATAGAATTGTCTTTAAAAGTCTGTGCAGGAGTTGTGTTTGATAAGTCAATATTAGATTTGTGTTCCAACATTCCATAGATTTCGCCCATAGGAAGTGTGAAGTTGCCATTTTCCTCATCAAGCGTATAGTAATTAGCATACCCAAACTGGTCTGCCATATCGTTTACACGGTCACGGTAAATTTCATTAACAATTTTAGAGCCTGTCTTTGATTCCGTATAAGGTATCTTCAAGCAAGGTTGATAAACTAGATTTCCGTCAACGTAGATTTTGAACGAGTTGAGGTCGATAGAACCAGTAAATGGCTGTGGCAAACTATTATCCCAATGGCTTATTCTAACCATTGAAGTATTTGAACCTTGTTCTACTGTTTGGTTTTGTGTTAAATTATATTCATTTTCAGAGGACTGTTTATAATAAAGTTTTATAGTTGTGTTACCATCGTATTCAGCTATAATATCGTAACTAGTATTGCTCGCTACCGCAAAGCCAACGTAATAACTAGAATTATAGTAAAAGCGACATTGGTTACCTTCTATCTTTACGTGAGCATTGTTCCATGCAGTTCCAACGAGAGCTTCTGTAGTATTTGCTATTGTTGAAGTTTTAAATGATAGTTTATATTTAAAAGGCTTAGAATTATTTAGATTTATGGGTGTTTGAATATAATTTCCACTACTAAACCCACTTGCAACCCCGTCCGCACTAATAGTAGGACTGCCGACAACAGTATAATCATCAGGCTTAATCGTATCTATGCCTGTTTTACGACCACTAAATACTTCTACTCCGTCAACAGTGATTGAGAATTGTTTGAGGTCGATAGAACCATTAAAAGCAATATAAGCTGTATCTGTATAAGTAGTTCCTAAATATATTGTTCCTGATGCTGGAGCTACTGAAGATTTTGCGCTTCTTTCAAAGATTTTAACACCATTTTCAGTAAATATTCTATAAAAATGTTGAGTTCCTGACCATTCATAAGTACATATATAATTTGTATTAGGTTGTATATTTTGTATTGTATTAGTATATGATTCGGCAATTAGAGTAGTATTATCACTTAATAGCAATGAACAAATAATAGTATTTTCACTTCTAAGTCTTAAAGCAATTCCTGCACTTCCACCTGCAAATATTGCTCCAGCACTTATAGTATTACCTGTGGTAACTCTTTCGATGATTTTACAAGGTTTGCTTAAATCTATAAAAGATGTTCTAATGGTTTTTGCAGTATTAGGATATGCACTAAACCCACTAGCAATCCCATCATCCGTAATATTAGGACTGCCGACTACGGTAAACTTAGAACGGTCAAAAGTGGAATGAGCCATTTCTTGTATTTGTGGCAATATTGAGGCGTTTTCTGATACTTCACCAGAATAGATTGCTTTTGAATTTTTGATATAATCAGCCGTTTGTGTAGGGTCAAGAACGCTTGCAAGTTCGTTCATAGCATTTACAACAGAAGATTTATCAGAAGTTGCAAGGTTATTTAAATTACCAACAGTAGCCTGTGTTGCAAACTTATTGTCAGCTTGCGAAATCGTGTAATAAGGACCTTCTTCGCCGATTAAAACCCATGCACCAACACCGCTAGTAATAACCCAGCGATAATATGTAGTTTCATTTTGTCTGCTTTCATCTTGTAAAACTTTAATAATGCTGTTATCGGGCAATTCTGTTGTATCATAAGCCTGTAACTCTGCATAAGTACCTACAATGTCGGTAACATCAGAAGCTGCTGTTATTGCATCAATCTGTGTCTGCAAATTGTTATCAGCATTTGCTCTTGCTGTTGCCTCTGCTGATACTGCATTGGTGCGGTTCGTTACTTCCGTTGTAAGGTCGCTATCAACTTCATTTATTGCGGCAACAAGCGTGGACTTGTTTGTTGTTGTTAAATTTGATAAATCGCCAATTTCAACTGGAGTATTGACCAATAATTTGTCATCAGTTCCTTTTGTAATCAAGTTACCATTATCTGTGCTTATTGAACTATTTATTAAATTTTCTAATGAAATTTTAGAACCATTGCCAACTGCATTATTGTCAATACCTAAAAGGTATTGTTCATTTTGCATTTCATCTAATTCTTTAAAGTCTTTTATTGGTGTTGTTTGAGTAATATTCCCTATTGGTGTGTTTATAGACATATCAATAACTCCTTTTTCTTTTATTTTTATCTTACACTTTTTTAAAATAATCTGCAAGTAATTTTACTTGTAAAATCATCACCGCTTATTTCTTCTATGTGGCTTATAACCATACTCAAAATTTCAGCCGTTCCAGCCATGTATAAATCGCCACTATAGTAAATTTCATTACCTTCTATGTTGTAAAATCCCGTGCCTCTTAAATAACTATTACTAGCCTCTATTGGTGTCGTAAACATTATCCTATGACTTTCTTCTTGATTTTCAATAAGACTGTAAGTATTGACGTTAAATCCTTCCCCGCTAATATCAACTGACCTTATAGTAATTGTCATATTTGGTTTAACCTTAAAAGGATTATTTGTATTTATACCAATTATTTGAGTCTTGGTTTCGTTGTAAATCAAACTTTCAATACTACCACTGACTCCATCCTCTATTCTTGTATAATCAGCTACAAGAACTCTATCGAGCACATCCAAGTCTAGAACTTCTCTTGCAACTTTAAAAGTAGCAGTTGTGTTCTTAACATTAGCGATTTCTAATTCATAAGCAATTCTTCTTTTAACATTATCAGCGTTTTTTATATATTCTAAATCCCTTTTTTCGGGCTTGTAGTAATCATCATCTTTACCTTCTTCTGGTTGCCAATTACATTGATTATTATACCAATAACCTGTTATCTCTTGTTCTGACCAAGTTTCTTCATCGATATAAGAACATCGCAAAGCCATTAACCTGCCCAATTTCCCTCTTGTTCTTGTTATTGATAAATCCCAGCTATTTTCTGCATTAAACAAAGCTTTAATCGGTCTTCCGTCTTCGTTTGTATCAACTTTTAAAACAACCTTGCCCCATTTATTCGGGATGAAGTAAAGTTGATTATTACTTGCAATTTCGTTAATTATGTTCTCATATTTAATTTCGCCAGTAACTAAACCGTCACAAAGACAATTATGGTCTTCACACCATCGTCTTGCTGTTAAAAAAGAGTCAAGGTCAATTTGGTCATCAGTCATAGGGTCTGGATTACTATAAATGTCTGTTAATAAGTAATAAATTATGTCAACAGGATTACGACTTTGTTCTAAATTGCCTGTCTGTAAATTCTTAATATAAGGGAAAACAATAGCACCTAATTCATCGACTTCGCCATCTAATTGAGTTGTAGCATTAAATGTGCAAGCTATTTGCGATACCGAAGGAAGTATTTTTGTGTCGATAACAGGCAAATTCGGCATTCTCCAAACAACCTCTGCCACATTAATTATACCAACCCAATAACTATCTTTGTTAAATACTACGGGCAATACTCTAATTTGATACTGCGAAGGTTCGGAAAATTGAATGCCAACACATTCATAAAATTGTGCGTCTGCATTATTTATGTCATCTGGAGTTCTAAAAGTAAACACATTGCCGTTCTTTGCTATTCTACTGCTTAATGGCTGTTTATTTCCGTTAATATCTCTTGTGTACATACTTATTTCCGTTCCAGCTAAATTATTCCAAGCAGTTTCGCCTTTTCTTCGCCATTGAACTTCTGCTTGAATTGTTACTCTTATTCTATTTCCGCTATTTTTATCAATAGAATAAAGCCCTTGCGGAAAAGAAAAATGTATATCACACTGGTTTGCCTCGGTTGGCGATTGTGAGATTATCTCGTTTCTATCTCCGTTATAACTATTAACACCTTGCTCGACTGTTTCAGTAAAAGATTGTTCGATGTCTTCTGTATCTGTAATCGTTATAGTTTCAGATGTTAATTGACAAATTAATTCACTTTCCTGCGAGTTTCCTCTTGTAGAACCGTTTGGTGAAGTTATCGTATAATTATATTCGCTTATACCCATTTCAGAGATATCAAAATCAACTGACTTAGTAGCTTTATATATATTAGCGCCTTGAAAAACTAAATCATTTGTCGTTATTTCTAAGCTTGCACTTAAAACTTTAGGAACACTGCGATAAATGTCTGTGCTTGGCAATTCATCATCATTAATCGGTTGTTCTGGTATAATGCCCTCATGTGCCATCCCTATCACTGCACTATCATAATGTAGTTCTAAGTCTATAATTTTATTAGTCCAATAAGGAAAGTTCACATTTTGAAACGTGTACTCTTGTGTAATGGTCAATTTTGCCCCATCGCCGCTATATAATCTATTATAATAAACAATTGCAGATTGATAAATCGCCTGCGATTGGTCAAAAGAAAGTTCCTTATTGAAAGTATCTGTTATAGCATTATCCCAGCCTATAAATGTATTTCCGCCATGTACTTGCCTTAAATCGTAAGCCGCAGACCTATAACTCGATATTGGTACTTCGCCCAATCTAAAATCAGAGTATCTTGCATTTTGATAACCTGCAATACTATAAGTTCTATATCTATTGCCAGAATAACCGCTCCTAACCAAAGGTATACAGAATTGAGAATAATTGAATACTTGCAAACTTCGACCAAAAGCAACTGGCACGACCCCTGTTTGCAATTCGTTCTTTGCCCCACTTAAAGAAGGGTGGTCAGTAGAAGGATATGTAGGTTTATCGACTCCGTTCGATTGCGGCATAGCAGGTCTGCTTGTCATAGCCGATAAATTTACTATGGCGGTTATAGCTAGGGCTGCAACACCTATTATTAATGCCGCATGTGACGCAACAAAAGTAGATACTGTAGCTAATGCTAATGATACGCCAAGTATAGCACTAAGAAATTTCGGCTTTTGTCTAATTTCAACAAAAGCATTTCTAGGTATTATCCAATGTGGCTTAAACCTTTTATTGTTCACATAAAGACGCTTATAATATCCATTTTTGTCGATAGGTTCGTTCTTAAAAATAAAGAAAGCTGGTAGCCAAGCTATATATTTTAACACGCTATAACTTTGCCCCATTTGTCTATAACAAATTGTAGCAGGGGCGAACAATTTTATTTTTAGTTTATTAATCCATTCTGTAAATTGCATAATTTCCACCCACATCTTTAATGTTCGTAACTCTTACACCATCTGTCGCAAGATGAATAAAATTAAACTTATCTATCATTATACCAGCATGTTGATTAGCAAACAAGGAAAATACTATGATGTCGCCAGATTGCGGATTTTCTTGTATTTTTTTATGTGGAATATTAGACGTTAATTTATTCTTAAACTCTGTTTGTATTTCGTCAACAGGATATTCGGGTAGTTCGATATTATATTCATCCTTATATACATCTCTCACAAAATCCCAACAAACATACTTATCGTCTATATATTTTTTTGTCTGCATATATCGTATAATTTGTTCTTCTTTCATAAAATTACCTGTGGTTTAAATTAACAAATATTGACGGATTTTTGCCTCTAAACTTTCCAGCATTTATTCCATAACAACTTTTCATAACGAGTTCGCCAGTTATCATTTCAACTGTTTCACTTTGTTCTGTATTCCATATATATCGCCCCAAATCAAGCCAAGTTGCACCACCATCATAATCTGCAACTATCAACCAACATTGAATAATAATATCCTCAAAGCTATTATCAGCCGCTCTTAGGATATTAGAACTTATAAGACCTACATTGGTAACACCAAATCCAGAATTATCGGTTTCGCTTTGAGAAGGTAAGTTGAAGCTAAAAGGACAAGAAATGTAAGTTTTTGTGACCCCATTACCCATATCCCTAATATGCGGAATAGTATCGTTACAAATATTATATTCGCCATTCTCAAATGAACTATGTTTTATATCAGCCGCTAAGCATAGCACTTTATTTAAGGTCTTTGTGGCACTTATCATCGGTAAAATTGGCATTAGTACATCACCTCGCCTAATGTCTGTATAACAAACTTATTATTTTCTGTAACGAGTCTTTCTGGTTTATTTTCTGTAATATAAGATATAGCTGGAACTGGCATAGTATGTGCAAATAACTTCATTTGTACATAACAACCTCTTTCACTTGTACCTGCTGGCGATAATGTTGGCTGGTCTAAGAATGTGCAACGCATATAACCTTGCAATCTAGCGTCATAAATCCAGCAAGGCATAGCACCGTTTAAACAGGCTTTCGCATACCAATGCCAGAATATTGGTTCATCTGTGACAAAAATTCTGGAAGACATTATCCTTCCGCTTGTAGAAAATTTTGAATGCGTAATTGGTACACCTGCGTCTGGGTCAACTCTTACGACTCCATCTTGTCGAGTGACCTCGTACCCATCATGTAGCAACCGCCAAGGCATAACATATAAACCGTCTGTTTCTGATTGAACAAAAAGGTTTTCCCTTATATCGAAAAGTGTTTTTTTATCTTCTAGCGTCATCCTATTTGCCTGCCATTCTTTTGTAAACGACTTTGTGCGTTTGACATACCTTTATTCGTTCTACTGCTTGATAACATTGTATTTAGTTCAGCAATCTTTATTTCCATACTGTTATCTGGTCGTTTTTTAACTTCAACTGCCGCATTTGTATAATTATTAACAATAACTTGTGGTTGAACCGCACCAATACCTACATCACCATTAGACATGCGTCTTGCAGGGGCAATAACTTCTGTGCCAGCCTCGCCAGCCAGACCGATATTGCCGCCCTGCATGGGAAACATAGTTGGTGAGGACACAATGCCACCCTTCGCATGTGGTACAACAGAAGTACCTTTTTGTAAACCGCTTACCCCAGAAAGTTTATTGCCAATCCCAGCCATAGCACCGCCAAGCATCTGACCGCCACCAGCCATCATAGCACCTGCGCCTATGGCTGCACCAGTCAAAGCCGTACCAGCCGCTACTGCCGCACCAGTTGCTAAAGCCGCAACAGGGGCAAGAAAGCCACCTATTAACGGTATCTGCGCTACGCTTTGAGCCGCAGTTGCAACAGCTAAAGCCGCCATTGAAGTTGCCGCAGTTCCAGCACTTGCGGCTAAACTCGCCATAGCACCTGCCATCTTAACTAATGCTGGAGCGGCAGAAGTGAAGGCTGTATTAGCCACCATCATTGTTGCCGACAAAGCACCCATTCCCGTAGCCGCAATTGGGACAGATACTGCCATACTAGCAACACTTTGTGCCGCTAATAAAGCTGGATTTTGCACTCCAGAAATTGCATTGACAGTATTTGCAACTGCTGGCACTGTTTGACTTTGTAGTGTCTGTGCCAAGTTTTGAGCTTGCTGTGTAGTAGAAGAAAGAGCATTGGTACTAGAGGACGCATTGGTTACACCTAAACCACCATTTAATGCTTTTCTTTGCAATAATGTTTGTATTCCATTAAAGCCGTTAATTATTTTTGATAAAAACCCACCTTGTCCTGTAATAAATCCACTTTGAAAACCTGTTGCGATATCTTGCATAAAACTCTTAGTCCAAGCGGCGGCGATTGATTTTAAAGCAGATATTCCAGCGTCTTTAAACCTATCCCAAAGCGTTTCCCCTTCTTTCAAGGGTTCAAAGATACCATCAATCAACTCGTTACTTAATTGTTGTGCGGAACGAGTTGATATTTTCATTAAATCTTCTCTATTTTCCAATCTTTCATAATAAGCGTTTTCTGCTTTTAAAATTTTCATTATAGCTTTTTGCTGGTCTAATTGAGATTGGGTATAATTGTTACCAGCTAAAACCATACCTTTATATTGCTTTTCAGCGTTTTGCAAGGCTTTCTTTTTATCTTCCCAAGTCTTAATTGCCCGTTCTGCGGCGGTCATATTAAGTTCTTTTTCAGCTTTATTTAACTCTTGTATCGCTTTTGTGACCCTATCTATTTCCGTTTGATTTTTCTTGTATTTTTCCTCTAAATCAGTTGTACTTTTATGAAGTAAAGTATTAACTCTAATTTGCTCGGTAATAGCCGCTTGTCTTTTTTGTAGCGTCTGCCATTCATCATCAGCCTCTTTTTTTCTATCTTTTACAGATTTTTCTTTTCCATTTTTAGAACCGTCACTTGTCGCATTTTGTAAACCTGTGACCGCACTTTGAGCCTGTTTTAGAGCGTCATAAGTCATTTTTGAGTTCTTGTTTACGACTTCAAGTTTTTTGATTGCATTTTGATTAGCATTTGACAATTTTTTATCGGCTACATCTATTGCAAAAGAAGTGTTTTTAGCCCATTCAACCGTTGCCGTACCAGCATTTTGAATTACGGTTTTAACCTTATTCATATTTTCGCCAAAATGCAAAACAAAATCAGAACCAGCCGAGAGGGCTTGCCCTGTTAATTTCATGTTTGTTCCAAAAACACCCATTTTATCGCCGACTTCGGTCATAACCTTGCCGACTTTACCTGTAAATTCAACAAATTTGACGGTAACATTTTTGATGAAATTGAAAACCCCTTTTACAAAGTTCATTATATTTGTGAAAACATCAACCACCGTAGCCCAGAGGATTTTAGCCCATTTGCAAATGTTACCCCAAGCAACTTGACAAACCGCCGCAAAGGTGGACTGCCAACTTGCTAATTCCTTTGTACGTTCTTCTAAAACCCTCATTTTAGCGTCATGCTCGCCTAATACTGCAATATGTTGAAGTTCTGTATCTGACAATTCTTCAAACTTCTTACCTGTTTCAGTTAAATATTGAGTCAACGAAGGGAAAGACTGCTTAAATTCTTCAAGTTTTTGCCTGCCTTCTTCTGTCGTACTATCAAGCGTTGACACTTCTTTTGTTAAATTAACAATTTGCTGGCTCAAACCAATATAAGGGGTTATATCCCCTGCCTTTTTAGCCGTATCAGCCAAGTTAAAGCCAAGAGCGGCTACACCTGTTACAACCGCACCTATAATAAGCGGTATGCCAGCCAATTCAGCATTCAATACCAACAATTCACTTATCAAAGCCCCGATTGCAGGTATTACAACCGTCATTATAGTTGTGCCAAAAGCCGCAATACCAGATACGATTGCACCCCAATTAAACGCTACAACCGTTGCTAACAAGCCAACTAATGCCCCTTTTAATAAATTTGAGGCGGTAGTATTTTCATTAAAGAATTGAGCCGTTTTTGCTAACGCATTTGTGACCGCTACAAGCCCATTTACGAGGGGTAAAAGTGCCTCGTTTACCATTTGACCTAAATTCATTTTTAAGAGGTCTGTTGCCGTTGCTAATCGGTTTATACTTGCGTTAAATTGCATTGAGGCAATATCTATTGATTGACCTAATGCCGCCTTAACAGTAGCCGCAAAAGCAGGTAAAAAGTCTTTTGAAAAGACTTCGCCCTTTTTCATTAAGTCCATAAGCCTTGCTGGTAGTATTCCCATAGACTCTGCGGCTAACTCAAACGCACCAGGCAAGGCATTTGACAACTGTCTTTTGAGTTCTTCGGCTTGCACCGTGCCTTTATTCGCCATTTGCTCTAACGCAACGAACACCCCCTGCATTCTTTCGGCTGGTAAGTGTAGCGATACCATAGCCGCCGACAGGTCTTCAAAGATTTGTCTTGATTGTGAAATTGTGCCACCAGACCTTGTGAATGATGTCATAAATTTCGCATAAGAGTCGGAAACATCACCGAAGGAAAGCCCTAAACGGTTTGACATATCAATAATCCACTTTATCTCACGACCGCCACTTTCCCAGCCACCTGTTGCGGCTAACATAGTATTCTGCAAAGCGTCTAATTCAATACCAGCCTTTGAAATTGAGGCGGCAAATTCTTTAAAGCCTTGTATAGCATTTGTTAAGAAATCTCTTGCAAGCATGCCTATAAAAGTGCCGAGAGAGGCTTTTAATATGTCTAAAATGTTCTTGTTATCTTGTTTTTGCTTGGTTAGTTCGGCAAATTTTTGATTAGTTTCCTGTATTTTTGTATTAAGACGAGTATATTTATCTGCCATTCTTTGTAAGGTAACTTCGTTTAAATTACCTGCGGCGATTGCGTCTTGAAGTTTTTGGGCTTGCTCTCTTAATTGTTGGTTAAGTTGGTTGTAAGGGCGAGCCGCCTGTTGTGCCTTTAAGGCTTGTTTTTCATGTGCCTGTGCAACTCTTAAAGCCGCCATTTCAGCCCTTGCGTGAGCGGTTGCGGTCTTTTCCATTTCGGTTGACAGTTTTTGATTTGCTACTGCGGTATTAGCCACTTGGGTTTTTGCCTTTTCAAGTTCCCTTGCGGTTCTACCTGCCTCTGTTGCAACTTTTTGATGTGCCAAAGCAACGCTCTCTGCGTCTTTTGCGGCTTGTGCATTCGCTTTGTTCAATGATGATATACCAGAGGCAACAGTCTTTGAAACAGAGGATAAATCACGCATATTTGCGGTCAAAATCTTCATAGCGTCTGCCCCATATCCTACATCTATAAGGTTTTCGCTAATCTCTTTGAGTTTAGAGTCTATATTTTTTAATGTACTCTCTGCGTCTTTTCCACCTATGACCTCAACAGGTATCAAAAACGGTTCGTAAGCGTCACTCATTGATTTTTACCCCATGTCAATACTGTCTTTATAAATCTTTTTTAGGTCTTTG